TCATCTGTTGGGTACGAGAATGTCATTTGATACCTAACTCGTTTTCTGTAAGAACTTTAAATTCATATCCACGATCCAAACACCATTCTTTTGCCGCTTCCCATTTTGCCTGATTCTTGGCATATTCCATAACTTCATAGATGTAACCCTTTGTTTTTTTCTTTTGAACTTTGGGTTCCACACACTGTTTAAATGGTTTGATTTCAATAATCATCTTTTTAATCTTTCCATTTGATTCGCGAACTTTAATATAAAAGTCTGGAAAGTAACGATGATACCGATTATCAATTGGAGAATGGTAGGGAACAACAACCTCTTCACTTCCCCATTCTAAAATATTTTCATTCTTATCACAATAAATCATAAACTTACGCTCCCAGAGAGAACGATATACTATATTAGTATGGTCACCCTTATATTTTTTAGGATAAGATGGTTTGTATTTTCCCTTATATGACATCTAAATAACTAATAATAAAGTAGTCGTATAAGGTATTTAGAGTGGCAAAATCAAAGACAACTCCGACACCAGTACCAATAGATAGAAATAAAGCGGTAAATGTTTTTGGTAATGTAGCACAAACTAATCATTATCTAGTTAGTTTTTCTGGTTTTGGTAGAACTGGTCTTCTGGGTGGTTTGTCTAACCATTTAAAAACAAAATTTGATGTCAATCTTAATGAGATTTTAGCAAATACTGGTATTATGTGTAATGATGCTTCACTACCAGGAAGTTCATTAGCAACTTCAGAAGTGAAAGATAATTTTATGGGTATCTCGCAAGAGTTTGCACACACGAGATTATATACTGATATCGATTTTACTTTTTACGTAGATTCCAATTACAATAATCTAAGATTCTTTGAAGGATGGATTGATTATATTGCTTCTGGAAGTAATGCTAACGAATATGGCACTAACTATTATCGTAGAATGAGATATCCAGATCATTATAAATGTTCTGCGATGTCGATTACTAAATTTGAAAGAAATATGAGTAATACAACTTTATCTTACAAATTTATAAATGCTTTTCCAAAAACTGTAGCAGCAGTTCCTGTTTCTTATGGTGGTGCAGATATTTTGAGAGTATCTGTTTCTTTTAATTATGATCGATATATTGTCAATCCAACTAAAGATACATTTTTGGGAGAAGTAAATACATTCGATCCTGATAGCGCAAGAGCATCATATGATCCAAGTAAAGAAAGAAAATTAATTCAACAAAGAAGAGAACAATCATTAAAAGGATCTACTCCTGCTAAACCTGCTAAACCTGCTAAACCTGTTATATCAGAAAGACAGCAAGAGGTTTTAGATGAAAATGCTAATAGATTGAAAGTATTGCAAGAAACTGGTCAAGGATCAACCCCAGAAAAAAGAACTACTTCTGAGGGTAGAGAATACACAGTGGTAGTAGATCCTACTTTTGGACATGAGATAAGAACCTTCAAATAACTCTCTAAATAATCACATATGAGTTGTATCAATTAGTATGCCTTTACCTAAGATTAATACGCCAACGTATGAAATGACGTTGCCTTCGACTGGAAAGAAGATTAGATATAGACCTTTTCTTGTAAGAGAAGAAAAGATTTTGATTATGGCGATGGAATCAGAAAATATGTCTGATATCACAAATGCTATTGTCCAAATTCTTGGTGAATGTATTCTTACCGAAAATGTGAAAGTAGAAGATCTTGCTACTTTTGATATTGAATATTTGTTTTTAAATGTTCGAGCAAGATCTGTTGGTGAAACTGTTGATGTTAATATCACTTGTCCTGATGATGGCGAAACACAAGTTGAGATGACAATTGACCTCGATACTATTAAGATCCAAAAAACAAGAGGACATAAGAATATTATTAAGCTTGATGATGATCTTTCGATGAAACTTCGTTATCCTTCACTACAACAGTTTGTTGAAAATAACTTTGAAACTGTAGATGGATCAAGTGAAGTTGTTCAATCTCTCTCAATGATTACATCATGTATTGATATGATTTACAATCAGGAAGAGAGTTGGGAAGCATCTGATTATTCGAAAAAAGAACTTGATGATTTTATTGGACAATTAAATACCAAACAATTTAAAGAGATTGAAAAGTTCTTTACGACTATGCCTAAACTTTCTCATAAGATTGTAATCAAAAATCCTGTAACAAAAGTTGAATCTGAAGTAGTTCTTGAGGGGTTAGCAAGTTTTTTCAGTTGAGTATGGCTCATACTAACCTTGAGTCATACTATAAAATCAACTTTGCCTTGATGCAGCATCATAAATATTCATTAACAGAGATAGAAAATATGATTCCTTGGGAAAGAGAAGTTTATCTCGCTCTTCTCCAACAATATATTGAAGAAGAAAACCTAAAAGCACAGCAGCAGAGTGGAATCTAATTTAATTACGAAGAACCCAAAATTAAATGTAACTAATATCAGAAGTCCCTTTGCTGCTGCTGGTGGTGGATCTGGTTTGGGTAATGTTGGTCAGGGAGGAACTTCTAAAATAGGAACTCTTGCAAAGATTGTAAGAAAGAATAGAATATCAATCAACTCTCTTGTAAAGTCTCAAGAAGTTCAAGATGAAAAAATAACAAGATTAAAAAATATAGTACAGACTAAGCAGCAAAATATTGGGAAAAAATCGCCTGTAGGAACACAAGATAAATTAGGAAAGTCTTTAGCAGAAACTAATCAAATTCTTGTTCAAATTCAACAAGAACTGATGAGGGCTTCTGCACTCAGATCTCAAGAAGAAAGAGCAAGACGTGATAGAACGAGTAGGGGTGCATCCAAAGCAAAATTTAAAAAAGAGGAGAGTCAGCTAGAAAAATCTTCTAAAAAAATGAGAAAGGCAGTAGGTGAAAAAGCAGAACAATCTTTAAAACCTGTAAAGGGGATCTTTGGACGTATCATGGATTTTCTTGGCCCTCTCAGTTTGGGGATTGCTGCAAATGCAATATTGGAGTGGTTAAAAGATGAAGAAAATAAGAAAAAGATAGAAGGTTGGTTTAATTGGATCAAAGATAATTGGAAGTGGATGGCAATTACGGTCGGTGCAATTGCTTTGTTGCCATTAGTATCAACAATAATGGGTGTCATTTCTACTCTTGGATCTATTGTTGGTTTGGCAGGACCTCTATTCGCATTTTTAGCTAATCCAGTTACTTTGACTGTATTAGGAACTCTTGCTGCTGTTGCATTAGGAACTTTTGCTTTAGGAAAGGCTGCAGAATGGGGAATTGATAAAGTTCGAATAGCAACATATGGCGAAGGTAATGTAAAGAAAGGAATTTTTGCAACGAAATTATTGGATAATTATGGAAGAATATCCACTCAAAAAGATAGGGATAAGTTGACTGATGAAGAAAAGAATACAGCAAAATTCTTATATCAATATGACCAAATGTTGAAAGATAGACAAACTACTAATGATCAACTCTATAGAGCTAAAGAACAGTTGAGACTTCATGGAGATAAGTATGGATCAACTGATATTGATAAAAGAAAGATTGCAGAATTGGAAAAGAAATTGCAAGGTCAAGATGCTTCTATCTCCATGGCAGAAACTCAAGGAGTAAAAATACAAGGAAAAAATTTACAGGAACTCTTTAACATATACTCAACTACTGGAGCTTTGCCAACAACATCAATACAGGCAAGAAAGATGGGCGGACCAGTAACAGCAGGAAGACCATATCTTGTGGGTGAGAATGGACCAGAATTAATGGTTCCAAATATTGATGGAACTGTGATCAATAATATGAAAACTGAAAAAATTTACCAAACAATTTCTTCAAGAAGAAAAGGACGTGGTGGAATTAATATGGTTAATCTACCACCAATCACAAATAAACTTCCACCACCAGAACTACCTTCTATGGGAGATCAGGCAACAGATGTTCCAGATATCGCAAGTGCCAATCCTGCAGACAGATATAGGCAGATGTCATCTTCAATATATGGGATAATGGTATAGAACTATGGCAGCACCTTTATTGGCAGGATTAGCAAGAATAGGAGCAGGTTTAGGGAAATCTGGAGCAAGAACAGCTGTTAGAAGTGGCGCAAAAAAACTTGTTAAAAGAAAAGTAAAACCTTTCGCAAAAGATAAAAAAGGAAATACATATCAACAACCAAATTTTAAACTAGGAGAGGGTGGAACTGACTCTGGAGAAAGACATTTACAAACATTTTTTGGATTATCTTCTTCTTCACCCTTAATAGGAGGAACCACAAAACCACTAAAAATTACACCAGCAAAGTCTTCAGATCCCCAAGTAAAACAATTAAAAATAAATGTAACTAATATTCATAGATTTCTTGTAAAGTCAAATGATGATTATGCCAAGCAACAAGCAACTACGAGAAGAAATCAAAGAGTTCAACAAAGTAAAGCGAAGTTGGGTGGAGAAGAAGGGAGATTAGAAAAGAAATCTCCATTAAAAGGTATTGCTTCAAACATAAAGAGTGCTGTTGCTTCTACTGGAAGTATATTTGATAAATTATTTAACTTTATGGGTCTTATCTTATCAGGAATTATCGTAAATGCTTTACCAAAAGTTATTGCGACTGTAAAGGGTATTATTGATAATATTGTCAATTTCTTAACACCAATTCAAAGTGGATTTAGAGTAATTAAAGCATTCTTCACTGGAGAATTGGATGAAAAAGAACTTGATGCTGATAAGAAAAGAGTTGATGACGCACTAGAAAATATAAATGGTAATGGTGGATTAATTGATCAAATTGCAGAAAAAATGGGACCTTTTGGAGAACTTATTAAGTTATTGAAACCAGCAGTTGATGCAGTTCGTGAGGCAAATGGTGGTAAAGGAATGGTTCTCGCAAAAAAAGGTGGGAAAGAGGGAGTTCTGAACAAAGAGACTGGTGAGTTTACTGAAAGGCAATTTACTTCTGCCGAAAGAGAATCATATGATGGTTTAAAGCAGAATACTAGTGGTGGTGTAAGAACGAATATTAGTGATGGTGATGGTGATGGTGACGATAAAGGTACAGGACCAAAAGACAGTGCTCATGGATCTGGAAGTGGAACTTCCCAAAGCAAAGTGGGATTTGTTCCGGGTAAAGGTAACAAAGAGAAAGGAATATTTTTGCACTGGAGTGCTGGTTCTCATACAACAGCATATAATGCTTATCACTCAATAGCTTTAGGTGATGGCACTGTGGTTCGTCACACTCCTTATGATCAGGACAAATATAGTCATACTGGAGGAGCAAATACTAATTCTGTTGGTTTGGCTATTGCTGCTGCCGCTGGTGCTCAAGAAAGAGGTAAATTGGGTCAATATGCACCAACAGATGCACAGCTTAATGCAATGACATTAGAGGCAGCAAAACTTGCTGTAAAATGGGGATGGTCAGAAGCAACAATCGACAAGAATGTTCGTACTCATGGTGAATGGGAAAGATATGCGACACAAAATGGAATACTTCCTGGAAGTCCTCAAAGATGGGATTTGGATAGATTGAAAGATGGTGATCCACTTATAGATGCTAGTAAGGTTTTAAGTTATGGCGGAAATCAACTCCGTGAAATGATAAAGCAACATTTTAGGAAATTAAAGAAATATAATGTTGCCCCTCCAACAAAAGCAAAAATAACACCAAAATCTAATATTACAGGGGCACCAGAACTTACTGCTGTATTAAATCAACCAATGGATGATGAAGGAACAACAACCATAGCAATTCAACAGGTAAATACTATACAGACGGCATATGTTCCTATGCCAATACCAATCAAACAAAGATCTTCACAATCTTCAAGTAACTCACAACTATCTGGAATATGGAGAGCATAAAATAAATGGCAAACGCAGCAGATTCTAAAACAGGTAAGTTTGAATTACTTACGATTACGAAGGGTTCTAAAGAGATACCTTTAGTTGGAAGAATGACATCCTTTGACTACTACGAGAGTTTACTATCTCCAAATGTAACGAGTATAGTTACTTATGTTGATACTGGTGGTGGTGCAAAGCACGATGGAGAATATGATAATCAGGAAAGATTTGGTACAATATATAACTCTCTTCCTATTACAAGTGATGGGACGGAAAAAGTTAATTTTAGATATACAAATCCACTCGGAACTCTTGATTATTCTACCAAACCATTAATTATAAATGGAGCAAATAATCCAGACCAAGAATCCAATCGAGAAAGTGTCATCCTTAGTTTAGTTTCGGAAGCAGCAATTAAAAATCAACAAGAGGAAGTTAAAAAGAATTATTATCAGACTCCATCAAATTCTCTTACTGTTCAAAAGATAGGAAAAGATTTATTGGGAGTAGATATTCAGGTAGATCAAACAAAAAATAAGTATCAATTTATTGGCAATAAAAAATCTCCATTTGATGTCATTATGATGTTGGCAGCAAAGTCTGTTCCAGTTGAGGGGAATCCAGGATACTTTTTCTATGAAACTCGCGAGGGTCATAAATTTGTTGCTATTGACAC